GCTAAACCCTCAGAGTCTTTTTCAACACGTAAAGCCAAAACAAGGTCAAAGAAGTAAGGCACTTGCATAGACAAAGACTTACCAGGCATCGATGGGGCATACAGCAAGCGCCCTGTTTCGTCTTGTGACTTGTCACACTTGGCAGTAAAGTAAACGTGCTTTGCAGGCAGATCACGGAAGGCACGAATCATGCCTGCCATAATTGTGTTTAATTCACCGTAAGCTGCACGACCATCTTTTTGCTTCTTTAATTCTTCAGCCAACACAACCTCAGCAATTTCGCTGATTGAATCAAGGGCAATAGAGTCAAACCCCTTGGCTTCGGCAGATTCAGTCAACCATGAATAGGCTTCCATCAAGCTTGTCATTGAGTTGATCTCGATGTAAGGTACGTCAGCACCTTGTATTGACAGCAAACCACCCTCAGCAGATAACACAACTACGCGGGGCAGAGTAGGAATTAAAGATGTCTTACCTGCACCTGCTTGACCGTACACTAGCATCTTGACGCCATTGGTTGAAATCGCACCTGTTTGTTTTAAATTGATAGCCATTTGGCTCTCCTCAGTATCGTTTGTCGGACAATCCGTTTAACGAATACTTGAATTATTGCACGTTTAATGTTATTGTGTCAACAAGTATTTTCAAATAAATTGGAATAATTATGAAAACTCAAGAAGCAATAGAGTATTTTGGTGGTTTTAAACAACTAGCAGATGAGCTTAATACATGGCCTCAGACCGTGTACCAATGGGGCGAGTACCCGCCTATGGGCAGGCAATATGAATTGCAGATTAAAACCGATGGCAAATTGATGGCTGAAAAAGAGTTGAAGGACTGACATGGGAAACTTATCAGAAATCCTTGGTGATTCATGGTCGCCACCACAAGAAAAAATATATGATTCGCCTGAAGTTCAGTTCATTAATGAAATTGTGTCTTTTGGCTTGACAGCACCTGAACGGTTAATTATTGACTCAACGCTTCATCGTTTTACAACCGATAATAAACAATCAAAGAAGACGGGTTGGTATGTGGCATTTTTGTTACCCATACCTGTCATAGTTTTTGGTTGCTGGAAAGCTGACATCAAGCAAACCAAACGAGCTGAAACGGGTAAAAAATATACGCCAGTTCAAGAAATGAAGCTTTTATCTCAAATGTCTGAAGCCAAAAAGTTGCACGACCAAGAGCGTGAGCACACCCAAGAGGTAGCGGCTGAACAGGTCACCAACGACTGGCAAATGTTTACCCCAGCCAGTCCAGATCATGCTTACTTAAAGCGTAAAGGCATCAAGCCCCACGGCGCCAAGATTGATGGGTGTGGTCGTTTGACCGTACCGCTTTTCTCCGAAGACGGTGATCTATCAAGCCTGCAATACATTGACCCCAACGGTAATAAGCTGTACCACAAGGGCGCAGCCACGGGGGCTAAGTTTTGGTTATTAGGTGAGATTAAGCAAACCTTGTACATAGCAGAGGGTTTTGCCACGGCTGCAACCATTCGTGAATGCACAAATGAAGCCGTTTGTGTGGCTTATAGTGCGTCTAATTTGCCATTGGTTGCAGGCATCATGCGAGCCAAGTATGGAGCTAGTCAAGATATTGTGGTGGTGGCTGATAATGACGCTTCGGGTGTGGGGCAAAAGTATGCCGACCAAGCCAGTGCCAAGCATGGTGTACGGGTTGTTATGCCACCCACGCCAGGCGATGCAAACGACTACGTACAAGCAGGTAATGATTTATTTATACTTTTAAACCCACCCCAAGAAGAGTGGCTTATTAATGCTGATAAATTTTGCTTAAAGCCTGAGCCAATTAAGTGGTTAGTTAAAAACTGGCTTCCTGAGCGGTCTTTAATCATGGTTCATGGCCCAAGTGGCGGGGGCAAGACCTTTGCAGTACTAGATTGGGTTATGCATATGGCAGGCGGTTTGCCAACTTGGGCAGGCCAAAAGGTTAAAAGCAGCACAGTAGTTTACTTAGCAGGCGAAGGGCATCAAGGGTTAAAGGGGCGCGTTGCTGCTTGGAAGCAAAAGAAACAAGTTAATAAATTAAATATGTGGTTATCTAAATCTGGGTGTGATTTAAATACACCAGCGGGTTACCAAAAAGTAGTCAGTCAGATTAGATTATTAGAAAATAAGCCAGATTTAATTGTAGTTGACACCTTACATAGGTTTTTACTAGGTGATGAAAATAGCAGCCAAGACGCTAAAACAATGCTAGACGCCTGCGCTGCGCTTATGTCAGAGTTTGGGTGTAGCGTCTTACTTGTACACCATACAGGCGTATCCGAAGAAGCCCAACATCGTGCTCGTGGCTCAAGCGCATGGCGAGGTGCATTAGACATTGAAGTATCAATTGTGCCGTCAAAAGACGGCAGGCCACTAGAGATTATCCAACGTAAACAAAAAGACGGTGAATTAGCAGAACCTTTGTACGGAAGAATCGAATCTGTACCAATAAGTGGCTGGTTTGATGAAGACGGTGACGCGGTAACCAGTGCTACATTAGAACTGGTTGCAACGCCAGATAAACCAGCTACACAAGCAGATAAAAAACTAAATGAGCATAAAAAACTATTTGAAGATGCTTATTTGGACTCTGGCGAACGTTTAGAAGGGCAACTTTATATCTCTAAGTCAGCATTAAAAGAGTACATAAACATTAAATTATTTAATGGTGATGGCGGTAAAAATGCCACAAATATGGTTAATCCCGGGCAGAAAAACAAGTTTATAAACCGATTAATTGAGTCAAATACTGTACGGGAACATCTAGAAGGGTTCGTTATTATTGATCAAAAAATGATCGATATTGTGGAATTATTGAAGGGTTAAATTAGGTCACAGAGTCACATGTGACCATTTTTAGGTCTGTGACTTTTAAGGGCAAAAAGGCGATAATATGGTCACAGAGTCACACAGACCTATAAGGTCTGTGACCTTGTGACCTATCGATGCGGGTCAGTTGGTGTCGGATACCGGTTCGATGTCGATGATATTTGATTGATCTTGTAAAACTCGGTTTTCAGCTTCTTTTAAAGCTTGGGTTATTGATATTTTTGTGTGTGTTATTGTGACGTCTATTTTGTCACCCCAAAACTTAGGTCTGAGTTTTGATGATGTCCATTTTCTAGCATCGATTCGCAACCTTTGACGATTCACCCATGCGTTGATTAATTCGGTCGGTAGATCAGGGGGTGGCATTTCATCGGCTAGGTCGACAAGTTCTTCTGCTAAGTAATCGCCTCTTTCTTCGAGAGCTAGATAATATTGTTTTTTTAATGACTCGTTATGTCTGAGATGATATTTTGCAGTCCAATATTCCATCCCTACACACTTTACGGCACGAGTCAGGCTTTCACCGGAAGAAATTCGTTGAAGTATCTCGGGCCAGATTTCTCGCTCAGAAAAAGCTAAGTTATGCTTGCCTAATCTTTTGGCAAGTGGTTTGATATCAATAGGTTGTTTCATAGATCGCTCTAGTTACGTTTAGAATCGATTTTATACTTAATTTGATGTCTTAGTAAAGGGGTAAAAAAAAACGCCTTAAAAGGCGTTTAAATGGGTTTTGGGTTTTGGGTTATGGGTTTTGGGTTTTGGGTCAATCGTCAAAAAGTACAATCAGCGCCAGCAAGGCTATTGTTGTGATGATAGCTATCATTTGATTGTGGCCATAACTCGGGCATGACGTTCATCGTTAAATTTTATTAACGTATCAATGATGAGAGAGTGTATACGTAAGATTTCAATCTTAAGATCTACCCCCTTCATATAGTCACCAAATGGCTCGTTAAAGATGATTTCGCGCGTTTTGTCATCAACGCAGGCGGGAATTAAAGACAAAACTTCGTTAAACGTTAAATCATCAGGGAAAGTGTCAAACACTATATCTAGTGCTGCCTTTTGTGAATGTGTTAAGTTGTTCATTTTTTACGCTCTTAAGTGTTTAATTTCAGTTGAATAACCTTGCGCTTCAAATCGATAGTTTTTCATGATTGACACCTTTTAAAATTCCATTGTTTGGTTTATTTACTTACAGTGAGAGGACAAGTAGAGATAAAATATATAGCCCCGCTAAGCCTATTACAGCGCCTGCAATCAGCGCCGGCGCGCTGGGGGTTCGCGCGCGGTTTAAGTCTCTAAATGTTTGATCGTGTTTAGACATTTTAATTTCCTTGGTTTGATTGACCCGCGCCAGGATTGACGCGAGTCGTAGAATTTCTACACTGATAGCGCTTGAAGAATGTAATTTGTTCGTACTTTTTGGCACACGATAGCGTCTTGAGCCACTGTCAATCTTAGTATTTTTTTGCCACCGTCTTTGTATATTTTGGTTGAAACCGCATCGGTTAAAAACCATCCAGTTGGTTTGCGGATTAATGTGACACATGTAGCGTCACGAGAATATTTGTAAGCATTTCCGACTGCATACCCGCTTGTAGCATTAAATCTTGCGCCAGCAAAATGCTTTTTTGCGCCGAGCAGACTTATCAATCGGCTTTCAGCGTCTTCGACAAGCGATTCGATGTCATCAAAGCGTACATAAGTATGCGCTGTCGACTTCAAATTGATTTCACGCAAAACTGCTTCGATTTTTTGCGAGTTTGACTGTGTAATTTTAATTTCTTTCATTTTGGTTTCCTTTTGTTTGATTTAATCAGATTAAAGAAACTACATTAGAACACGAATGAACACTTTTTGCACTTAATTTATCATTGTATTTAACTATGACTACAATGTATTGATAGTGTGACTATCATGTAGCAAAAGCAA